TTCAAGTTGCTCAAGGTAACGATTGTATTGCTTGTGAGGGATAAAATGAAAAAACTTTTACTAACACTTACTCTATTAATTTCAACAACAGTTATGGCACAACACCATGGCCATTGGGAACGCCGTGGTGGTGGATGGGGTTGGGTTGCACCAGTTGTTATTGGTGGTGTGATTGGTTATGAAATTGCACAACCAAGACCACCTGTTGTAGTAACACAACAACCACCAATCATCATTCAACAACCACAGGTAGTACAACAACAAAATTGTAGTCCTTGGACTGAAATTCGTAATCCAGATGGAACTGTAACTGTAACAAGAACCTGTACACAATGAGGAAATAAAATGAAAAGAATATTAAGATTTACCGCATCATGGTGTAATCCATGTAAAACATTAGCCGAAAACTTGGAGAGAGCACAACTCAAAATGCCAATTGAAGTAATTGATATAGATGTACATGAAGATGTTGCTAATCAGTATGGAATTCGTTCTGTACCTTGTTTAGTGATGTTAGATGAGAACATCGAAGTCAAACGTTTGGTTGGTTCTAAACCAGCCGGTCAATTAAGAGAGTGGGCAGCATGATTAAAAAAGCAGTAGCACAAAAGTTAAATGAACAAAGAAATTATTTCAAACCATTTAATTATCCTTGGGCTTATGATGCATGGTTGAAACACGAACAGTCCCATTGGCTTCACACAGAAGTACCAATGGCCGAAGATGTTAAGGATTGGAAAAAGAAACTAACAAATGAAGAAAAACAATTTCTCACTAATATCTTTCGCTTCTTTACTCAAGGAGATATTGATGTGGCGGGTGGCTATGTTAATAATTATCTTCCTTATTTCCCGCAGCCAGAAGTACGAATGATGCTGATGGGCTTTGCTGCTCGTGAAGCCTTACATATTGCTGCATACTCACATTTGATTGAAACTCTTGGTTTACCAGAGGCCACATATAATGAATTCTTTGAATACCAAGAGATGCGTGATAAACACGATTATGTGTTGGACTTGGCTTCAAAGAATACAACTAAAGAGAATACTGCAACACACATTGCTGTGTTCTCTGCCTTTACTGAAGGTATGCAGTTATTCTCCTCTTTCATCATGTTGTTAAATTTCCCTCGTCATGGTAAGATGAAAGGCATGGGACAGATTGTTACTTGGTCTATTGTTGACGAAACACAACATGCCGAATCTATGATTAAATTGTTCCGTACATACATAGAAGAAAACAAAGAAATTTGGAATGATGAGCTGAAAGGCAAGATTTACACTATCGCTGAAAAGATGGTTGAACTTGAAGATAAGTTTATTGACCTTGCTTTTGGTATTAACCAAATGGAAGGACTAACTTCAGAAGAAGTTAAAAAGTATATTCGTTATATTGCCGATAGACGATTGATTTCATTAGGTCTAAAAGGCATCTTTAAAGTGAAGAAGAATCCACTACCATGGGTAGAGGAAATGATTAATGCTCCTACACATACAAACTTCTTTGAGAATAGAGCAACCGATTATGCAAAAGGTGCTCACTCAGGAGATTGGGGTGATGTATGGGCTCACTAAGGAAATTAAATGACCAAATCAATAACAGGAGATTGTCAAAGTTGTGAATCATCTTATGACATTACATATATGGAAGAATTAACATCTGAAGAATACCCACAATTTTGTCCCTTTTGTGGTGAAGCCATAGATGAAATAACCGAGTCAGACTATATAGAGGATGAAGATGACTTGGATAATGAGGAATGGGACAACTAAATTGGACATATGAGAAAGTATTATTTACAGAAGATATGATTGGTGACAATTATGGTTTCGTTTATGTTATCACAAACGAAGTTTCTGGTAAAAAATATATTGGTAAAAAGTTTTTCTATTCAGCCAAGACCAAACAGGTCAAAGGCAAGAAGAAAAAGATAAAAGTACCAAGTGATTGGCAAACTTACTACGGTTCCAACGAGGAACTCAAAAAAGATGTTATAATACATGGCAAAGAGTCTTTTCGTAGAGAGATAATTCACCTATGCAAATCAAAAGGCGTATGTGGTTATCTTGAAGCAAAAGAACAGTTTGTCAATGGTGCTCTTGAATCCGAGGATTACTACAATTCTTGGATTATGGTAAGAGTTAGAAAATCACATATTAAAGGTTTACAATGTTAGAAGGCATGCAAAATCTTGGAGAATTCGATGCGATATTCTTCATGCCGACAAATAAGAATAATATACACATACAATCCAATGTTTATAAAAACAAAGGCACACCTGTAGAGAACTCAATCGTTGGTGATAAGTGGCATGTTATATTATTCCAAGAAGATGATGAAGAAAATGATGAAGAATTGATTATCAAAAATTTTGATACATTTGAAGCTATATTTTCGGATCCTAGAGAATATATTTCGGATTTAATTAAAAGTGGTTGGTATGGTATCATTTCACGTAAAACTACCACTTCAGATAAATTTTACCAGGATGCTCTTGCCAAGTTTGAAGATATCTGATATAATATAATTTTGAAACTTGAAAGTTTGTTATGATACTCGTTGACTTGAACCAAGTCCTACTCTCCGGCCTTATGGCTCAGATATCTAATGGAAAAAAATCCATGTATGGTAAAACATTCACATTAGATGAATCACTTATCAGACACATGGTCCTGATGATACTCAAAACCCACCTAAAGAACTTCCGTAAGGACTATGGTGAAGTTGTACTCTGTTGTGACAACCGCAAATACTGGCGCAAGGAGTTCTTTCCTTTCTACAAGGCCAATCGTAAAAAGACCCGTGAGAAATCAGACCTTGACTGGCACATGATTTTTGACATGCTTGCCAAATTCAAACAAGAACTCAAAGAAAACTTTCCATACAAAGTAGTGGATGTTGAAGGTGCAGAAGCCGATGATATCATTGGTACACTTGTACCACGACACATCATGTCGGAAAATATCCTAATCATTTCTTCTGATGGTGATTTTCCACAATTACAGATGTATAATGGTAGAACTAAATTTACCGTCAAACAATATAATCCATCACAAAAGAAATTTATTGTATCGGTAAATCCATTGGAAGAATTGAAAGAAAAGATTATTCGTGGTGATAAAGGTGATGGTATACCAAATGTACTGTCTTCATCCGACTGTTTTGTTCGTGATGTACGTCAAACTCCAATCAGTAAAGGTAAATTGGATAAACTAATGGAAAAAGACTATGGTGAATGGGACGATGAAAATGCTAGAATTGGTTTTTCTCGTAATCAAACATTGATTGACCTAAGATGTATACCAGGCGATATCAGAGATAAAATCATAAATACTTATGAAGAAACAGTACCAGTTAAAGGTAAAATTTTGGATTACTTTATTGCAAACAAACTTAAAAGCCTAATGGAAGTAATTGAGGAATTCTAATGATGATAAAAACCCTGTATGAACTTTTTGATGAATTTGAGAAGGCGAAGAACAAAAAAGAACGAATGGATATAATTGGTAAAAACCTATCACAACCACTTGTTACTGTTTTGAAATTGGCTTATCATCCTGCATTTCAATGGAAAGTAAAAGAATTACCGGAGAACTATAAAATACCAACAGATATGTTACCTGGTATTACATATGATAGTCTAAATGCACAATTACGTAAATTGTATATGTTTAGAGTTGGTGATCCAACAGCTGAGAAATTAACAGAAAGAAAAAGAACAGAAATATTAACACAAATTTTAGAATCTATTGAACCAAGAGAAGCCGAAGTGATTTTAGGTATTTTCCAAAAAGATTTGGGTGTTAAAGGTTTAGATTACAAATTTGTCAAAGAGGCATTCCCAGATTTAATCCCATGACCAAAGATAAAATCATAGTCACCTCTGGTGATTTTGATCCACTCACCATTAAAGAATTACACTTTCTTAAAAGATGCCGTAAAAAAGGTGATTGGTTAATTGTCGGTGTTCATTCTGATATGTCTGTGTATATGAAAACAAATGGCATTTATGCAAGTTGTGATGACCGTACCGAGATATTACAAAACATAAATTGTGTTGATGAAGTTCTTAGATTCAATGATGTGGATGGAACAGTCTGCAATCTTTTGAAGTTAGTAAAAATCTGTTATCCTCAAGCAGAAATTACTTATATTTCCGATTCTGATATGCATAATAGACCGGAAACAAAAATTAGAGGTATTACTTTCGAAGTGTTAAAATAAGGAGCAATGGTGTCAAAGTTTGTGGCAAAGTTTCGCAAAGAAAAAGATTATAATGACGATTATGGATATTCGTCAAAAAATAAAAACGGAAAGCGGCATGATCCGATAAAACGGATGATGAAACAAAATTACGATGAATTACTACAGGATTTTGGTGACGATTACCAACCATCCAGAAAAAAATTTAAACGTATGTATTAATCCTTAGTGTTGTAGGATAACAACACAATACTTGACTTAATCCTTCATTGTGTTATAATAGACACATTGGAGGTAACATGATAATCTACGCAAATATTCGTAAAAGTAAAGTCAAACTCAAACCTAAACAGGAGCGTGAGGAATACGCTGCTTGGCTCGAAAAACATCAAAAACCAATTGTTTCAAAACGCAAACAATTCAACTTATCTTCTTATAAACTATCTCCTGCGCCAGGTCGTGAAACCGTGCGCTATCCGTCATTGAATACAGGCAATGTTGCTGCAACAAAAGCAGACCCTAAAGTGTATACTGGTACAAAAGTGCTCGGAATTGCAACTATGCACAAATCTAACGCTGTTCCTGTGTTCAACAGCGAGGAAGCAGTCGAAATTTCAAGTATGAGGCGCTAAAATGGAACGAAAAATCAATTTTGTCGTAAAATTACAACGTCCTGCCTGCCGGACGCCAATAAAGCCTTTACAAAAGCACAAAAATGCAGTAAAATACATAAGAAGACCTAAACACAACAACAAAGGACTAGAAAATGATTGAATTAGCCGAAGAAAATAATGAAAATAACAAAAAATATGATTTTACTGAGTTGGATTTAGCAGTAAAACGCTGGGCTGCACTAACCGGACATGAAAATGACCAATCTTGGTATCAAAAAATGAAAGAACAGTATGAGTAAAGTGTTTTACGCTGATTTGATTGACGCTGATGATGGTTCAGGCGACCAAATTTTGCAATTTCCTGATGAATTGCTCGCCGAAACAGGATGGAAAGAAGGCACCGTGTTGGATATGAGAGTAGAATCCGGTCCAACAGGTAATGTTATTATTGTAACTGAGAAAAAAGATGATTGAAACTAAATCCTTATTGGCCAAATTGATGGCAACAGAGAATTTGACGATTGAACAACGCAAAGTTGCTACAGCTTCTTTTAATGTTAAAGAACGTATTCTCACAATTCCATTCCTTGATAATAAAATCTCTGCACCAATTATGGATTTATTCATGGGACATGAAGTTGGTCACGCTCTGTATACACCACTAGAAGGTTTGATGAATGCCAAACTAAAGAAATTGATTCCATCAATACTTAATGTGGTTGAAGATTCACGCATTGAACGTAAAATTCAAAAGAAATATCCAGGTCTCAAAAACTCCTTTGTGAAAGCATACAATGAATTGGTTGAAAAAGATTTCTTTGGTACAAAAGGCAAAGATATTAATACACTTAACTTTATTGACCGTGTTAATCTCCATTGTAAAGGTGGTGCAACTCTTGCTATTAAGTTTACTGATGTTGAACGCAGTCTTTTACAAGATGTGGAATCTACTGAAAGATGGGAAGATGTTGAAGAAGTAACCAAACGCATCATTGATTACATGAAAGCTCAGATGGAAAAAGAATACGAAGAGCATGGCCGTATTGGAGGCAGTAATGGTGATGATGACGAAGATTCTGAAGAAGTAGAATTGGAATATGGTGATGAACCAAGTGATGATGACGAAGTAACGGAAGTAGAAGCATCTGAAGAAGATGATGAAACCGGTGATGATGGTGATACTAACCAACGAGGTACTAAAGGTGGTGAACCCGATATTCGTTCACATACCGATGAAGCATATCGCCGTAACGAAAGTAAATTATTCTCCGCAGATAATCTATATTACATCTATATGAATGTTCCTAAATTCGATATCAAAAAAGGTATTTGGGACTACAAAGATTTGTACAAAGAATATGTAAACGGTAATTATACAATTGACCGTGAAGAATTCATTAAATTCCGCCGTGAATCCAATAAGGTAGTTTCCTATCTTGTCAAAGAATTTGAGTTACGCAAAAATGCTGACCAGATGAAACGTGCCAGTATTTCTAAAACTGGTGAATTGAATATGAATAAAATCTTTTCATATCAGTTTAGTGAAGATATCTTTAAGAAGATGACAGTTGTTCCTGGTGGTAAATCACATGGTTTGATTTTGTACTTGGATTGGTCTGGTTCAATGGCAGGACATATTGCTAATACAGTCAAACAATTACTTAATCTGGTAATGTTCTGTAAAAAGGTTAATATTCCTTTTGAAGTATATGCCTTTGTGGATGAAACTACTCAAGAACATACTTATAGAATTTTGCCTAAGAAAGGTGATGCCGTTACCGAAACATTCTGTTTGCTGAATATTCTATCAAATAGAATGTCTGCTGCTGAATTCACGACCGCATCTGGTGCTCTTGTCAGTCTTTCTGGCATTGGCCGTAGGCGTGCTCCATTTCCAGACTTTATGCGTATGGGTGGTACACCTTTGAATGAAGCCGTAATATCTGCTATGGAAGTTGTGCCTGATTTCCAAAAGAGAAACAAGTTACAAGTTGTCAACACCGTATTTTTGACTGATGGTGAAGGTTCTTACCTGCAATCAACATACAATGAAGAAGGTTATCGTGATGTTGTGAAAGATGCCAAACCTAAAGGTGCAATGGCACGAATTGTTTTCCGTGATCCAGTAACTAAAAATGAAGTTGGTTATGATGATAGTTATACAAATTATAGTTCGCTTCGTATGAAACAAACTGGTGCTCTGGTTAAATTGTTGAAACAACGTACCAATGCTCATGTGATTGGTTTCTTTGTTGGTGCTTCCAGAGATATTCGTAATCGTATGGAAGATTTCTTTCCTGGTTCTGATTACTATGTTCTTGACAAAAAGAGAGAAGAATTTAGAAAATCAAAATACCTGATTGTAGATTCAGCTGGTTACGATGAGTATTATATTCTACGGTCAAACGGCCTAGATACAGACGATGATACAGAATTCGAAGTGAAAGAAAATGCCACAACCCGTGGTCTTGTAACTGCTTTCAACAAGTATGCTGGTAATCGTGTTAACAACCGTGTTATTTTAAACAGATTTATTGGATTAATTTCCTAAGGAGAGAAAATGAATTTATATAGCGAATTTAGAAACGGCAACAGAATGGCCGTTGTGGAAAAAGATCCAACTTTGGGTCGTTCCAATATAATGGCAAGATGGTATGTAACTATGTCTATTGATGGCAAAACAATCCAAAAGACTGCTACACTAACTGAAATCGAAGCATCAACACTTGCTGAAGATTTTGTACATATGGGTTCAACTGGCGGCCCCACATTATTGAATGAGAATATTTCTAATGGATAATCAGATTAAAGAAGTATTCTGTATTACACAAGAAGAATGTGCAGAAGTAACACAGGCTATTTCCAAAATCTTTCGTTTTGGAATAAACTCAGAACACAATGGCCATTCTAACAAAGACCGCCTTGAAGAAGAAGTTGGTGATTTACTTTGTATGATTGACATTATGATTGAGAAATGTATTATCTCTGATTCTAATGTAAATGCTGCCAGACAAGCAAAACGTGAGAAACTAAAGACTTGGTCAAGTATAGAAGGACTTTAAAATGGATTATGATTATCAACGATTTGAACAGATTTTAACTCTACTATTAGAATCTGCATGGATTGACCATGATGAAGAGCAAGATATTGGTGAAGATGTTTCCGACCAACCTGAAGTCAAAATTATATTTGATGGATACGGTGACCTAGAAGATGAAGATGAGAATGGTGAATATCGTTATACCGAAGCTGGTAATAAAAATATGCAATCATATGCCATCTTCATCCACAAGGATGCTCTGACGGAAGATTTTGTCTTCCCCGAGCACGATGTGTATCAGTTCACTTTTGGTGGCATGATTGCACACCGAACCAAAGAAGAAGTTTGTCTGTATGCTTGGTATGATGTAGAAAACGATTCTTGGGATTTCATACCGTTGGAAGACCGACTGGATGACGATTCCGCCATGACAGAAGAAGATGTAATGGTAATACTAGAGGGTTTGTACCTCAAGTATTTTAATTAGACCATTTTAGAGAAATAAGAATTCTTGTTTCTGTATTGATAATCACGGGTGTAACGCTCCACATCAGCATTTGATTGTGGATGACGGGACAGAATATACATCTCCAATTCAGCCATTTGTAATGACTT